CTGTGAGAATCTTCTACGAAGACGTCCGATAAACTTAGTAAACTTAACTTCATCTCTTGATATTTCAGCAGCACGGCCGAGATTAAATCCAGCAGAACCAGGTTCTAATCTTGACATTGGGACGTTTAAAGATTGAAAAAGTTTTCTCTGAAAGTATTGTACATCCTGCAATTCACCTAGATTTTGACCAGCAGGCAATGTAGTGATTTCAGTACCACGATTGCCTTCACGACGTGGAAGCCAATAATCTTCTAACATCGTCATAAATTTACGATCGTCTCTTACCTCACCAGTTGAAGCATCATAGACTAGACGGTTCTTGTGTTTAACCATCATATCTCTAAGATATTGTTCTGCTTTTACTTTAGGAAGATTTCCAACGTCAATATAGAATATGCGACGTTCAGGAGCGCGACTGATACGATATATAACTGTTGCATCTTCAAGAGTTCTTAATTGATTAAGAGGTTTAATTGCCTTCTGTAGATAAGAATATACCATAGCATTATTCTTATCCATTAGACCAGATGTCACATGTAGTACTGCATCTGTTGCAATTCTAATACCAGCTGTATTATTAGTATCCATAGGGAGACCAGCATTACCACCAGCTGGCAGGAAAGTACGGTCATTATAAACATAATACTCTCTCTGAGTATTTGTTACAGTAATACCGCTTTTTGATTTTCTTCTTACTTCTCGTACTTTACGAATCTTACGAGGATCAACATAACGAAGCTCTTTAATACCATTACGAGGGTTTTCTTCATCAACGATTACATGGTAGTACATTCTACCATCGATGTACCATCTTTTAAATAGTTCATATGCTTCGTTTTGAAAATTAAATAATTCTAGAACTGTATCAAATTCTTCTCTAATTCTATCTTTAACATTGTCAGAGTAATTAAGCTTATCTGTGTTAAGCTCTACAATAGCTTCTGCATCCGTATCAATAGCTTCGTTGACAATATCATCAATTGCCATTTCTATTTCTGGATGTAATGATACTTCACGATATTTAGAGACTAGTTCAGCTTCTGTACGTGCAGTGCCATCAAGGTCAATATATGTACCGTATGCACCACCAGCTGCTACTACGAGAGCGCCATCGTCTTTTACCTCTGGGGCAAAAGATTCTACTGGCTCTTCATTTTTTCTTTTGATTTCAAATCCAAATAACTGCATAATATGTCCTTAAGAAAGAGAGCCGCTATGATATTTATAACGGCTCTCAAACTTAATTTTAAGCTCCACCAGCATTGCCAGTGATACCATTAAGAATCTCAAAAGTATCATACTGGAATGTAACCTGGAACTCTTCAATTTCATCCACTGAAGCCCAAGCAAGGTCAATTGGTGCAATTGCTTCTGGATAAATTCCATTGAACTGGTATGTTCTAAGGATTTCACCAGCTTTACCAAATTGTGTTACTGTTGCTTGTGACTTATAAAGTGAAGGTGAACCAGCACCTAATGCAGTTATATTTTGTTGATACAACTGAATAGAATTGTTCCACTCTTCCATTGCATTTCTTACTAAGAAGTCTTCATCGTTGATGATAGTAACAGTCCATGGATCGAATCTACGATCACCTGCTACCTTAAGTTTTCTTCCAAAGTAAGGTACTTCAATAAGACCTAGTAGTGAACTAGGCAATTGTGCAGTCTTACATAAGAAAGGCACTTTAAGATCAGCTACAGGGTTAACTGGGTTGCTGATAATCACTTGGAATAGACTTGGGCGCGCTCCACCAAAGGAAAGCTGGGCGCGAATTTCATTAATATTGAACGCCATATTTTTAATCCTCCCTTATATTAGAAACGGCCAACGATTTCTTCAAACTCTACTCCGGTACGTACTGCAACGAAGTTTAGCTGAATGAAGTTAATTGAACGAGATGGTTTTACGTAGATATCACCACGGAATTCATTTCTATCAATAACTTCTGGTGTATTGTTTGTAGTATCACATACGACTCTGAAATCGTAGATACCTCTACGACCTTGAATGTCGCGTAGGTATGGCTCTACAAGATTGCGGAATGCTGCTCTTGTAAAGTCATCATTGAACTCAAACAGAGCAGACTTAGCAGCTCTTGAGATTGCCTTTTCAAGAACAATGAACAATCTACGTACATTGATTCTGTCGAATGCTGATGGTCTTCCTAGAAGTGTCTTATCTCCAAAGAGAACAGTACCTTGACCTGGGAAGTTAACAACCGGGTTAACATCGACTTTGTAGAGTTCATCTCTATCAGCCTTATCAGGGTTATAAGAAAGCTTAATTACATTCTTAATATTACCTCTGTTAAGACCAGCAGGTGAGAACCAAGGATCTCTTACATTATCAGTACGAACACAGAGACCACCGATATCACCGTTTAGAGGAATCCAACGATACACATCATTGTATCTGTCATACTGATACTTGTGTCCTGAATCCATTACTGCATAAGAAGATGAAGAAAGACGATTTCTAAACTCTTTTACGTTCGCGAGTTCATTACCTGGTACGTTTACAGTATCGCTATTTTCCGGTGAAACAAAAGCTACGCAGTCTTTTCTGTTTTCACAGATGTTATCGATAATGTAGTTTGCTACTTGTACGCCGTTAGTGCCGGTTGCTCTTCCACCTAGAATAAGTGAAATATCAATATCTTCTGCAGATGCAAAAACATCATATGCAGTAAGAATTCTTGATACTGGTATTGCAGATTCAGAATCATCTACACCACCTGCAAAAGAGTATTTTTTAACCGATGTAGTATTTACGGCTAGTGAAGAAGTAGCAGCTGATGTGTATTCATCTTTACCTGGCCATACCCATACTGAATTGTTTTCTAGTACGTCTTTCCAGTAAATTGAACCACCTTGCTCACCTCTAGCATCTGATGCTCTTGAAACATGTGACCATACTTCTAGAATTTCACCAGCTACACCGGAAATTGCACCATCTTCATCTACGATAGCAATGTGCATTTCATCAGCAATTGATGTATTACTTACACGAGAAGCAAAATAATTTGATCTTCCAGGTGCACCATCAACACTGTTGAAATATTCCCAGTATCTAGTAGTAAGGCTATTTGAACCAGTAATTGTAGGTTCCCATGCCTCTTTTAATTTGTTAGTTTCTGCAAGTGTAATTGTTACACTGTTAGCTGTATTAAGAGTTACTGCTCTAACTTGTACAGTTTGTGTGCCAATTGATGAATTACCAATTACGATATAATCGCCTATTGCCAACTGGCTGCTGATAGTATTTGCAACACCATCTATAGTAGTATTAACGTTAAGTGTTGAGCTTCCTACAGAAATTACAGCTGTAATTGTAGATGTACTATTAGCAGTACCTACATTACCTGTATATGCATTAGCATTAGGGCATACAGAAATCTTCAATGAATTTCCTAATGCACCAGGATATTTTGCTACGAATGCAGTATTTGCACCTGAAGCTTGAATTGTTGATTTTTGAGTGCTCCAGTCAGTAGCATTCTTAACAAATACGTTAGCTGCTGAAGCGTCAGTGTTTGCTAATGCGTTATAGCTAGTGCTGTTTGCTGCTCTAGAAACATAGAGTTGGTTACCGTAAGACAAGAAATTTGCAGCGGTAAACCATGTTTCAAAATTATCGGATGTTGGTTTTCCGTAAGTATTAACTAGCTCGTTTTCAGTGGAAATTAGAACTGGCTGTTCTACTGGACCCCACTTAAAAACGCCAGCAACTGCACCTGTAGTTGTTGATACTGCAGGCACAACTGTAGTTAAGTCAATTTCTGATACGTTAACACCAGGACTTACTTGAAATGGCATTGGTTTCTCCTTTATGATAAAGTATTTTCAGTATCTAGTAAGTTTATTTATGATTTCTTAGTTTAGAAGAAATCTATCAAACTCGCTAACTGATAAAACTCGTTCGGTTGGATCATCTTCTTGCCCATCATCGATGATTCCAAAAGGAGTAAACTCTTCTTGTTCTTCTTCTATTTTTCTACGAATATCCGTATTTGAGACATCCTTAAAATAGTTCTGGCTAACCATCCATCCGAAGAGAACCAGACACATCACAAGATCGTCATGATGTCCGTCTTCAGCATTATAAGTTGTGCCGTCTACTATATAGGTTGAAAGCTC